AGGTCGCCTTTGGCGTCGAGGATCGTTTTGGAGACGGCGTTCGGGTCGGTTGTCTCGATGGGGGCTTGGGAGACGGATGGTTGGGCGAGCGCCGGGGGGATAGTCATGGCTCGCCTCCTTAGTAGCGGATAATGAAGTTCGTGACCGTAGGCAGGGTGAAACTTGACCCTGAACCACCGTAAGTGTACCCAATGACGCTGAACAGGGCTGAGTAGGTAACGGTGTCCAACGATGCGCCGTTAGCAGATAGCCAGCCGTCGGGAAGGGCGACGCCGGTGTGCCAGCGGATCATGCCGCCGACCGGCATGGAAATGCGAAGTTCGTTCTCGAGGTCGGAGTCTCGGAGGTCGAGTAGGTCACGGGTGCGGGTTGAGATGTCGGTCAGGTCGGTGCCCCGAATTTGGAATAGGAATTCGGGCATTAGTCCTCGCAGGTGACGACGACTCGCCGGAGACGACAGGACTCCAACGACATTTTGAGGCTCATACCGTAACCCTTGTTTGCGTTGTCCACTCGAAGTCTGCTGATGACTCGGATCGGCCAGCCGGTGGTCAACGTGGAAATGGTGACGCTGTCCGTTTTGGCTGATGTGGTAAGGCTCGGCACGTTCGCTGGGGTGACATCCACACAACCGAGCGGTGTGACGGTAGCGGTGACACCTCCGGTGCCGGTGACATACGTTTTGGTTTTGTCGTCAATAATCCATTCGGCCATCACTTCTTTGACGACGAACGGGCGTTGATGCCAATACTCGGACAGGGTGACTGTTCCGGTGGGGCCGGTGGTTGAGTTGGAGTTCGTGGTCCCCCACTTGTAACCCGTCTTGATGGGGAACGGCGCATGCATCGGGAATCGGGTGAGGGAGATCATGGTGACCGGCGACGCCGACCTGGCGATCACAAAGTATTCGTTTCGGGAGTCGGTGCTTCCTTGCGAGATACTGATCTTGTTTAGTCCGGTATCAAAGGTAGTGGGGCCGGATAGGCGTGACCATGTGCCGTTCATGTCTGAGCAATACACATGGCCGGTTCTAAATGCTGCGACGATACGTCCGTTGCCTGCGTTTTGGACAACAAGGTTGTCATCGCCCGAGTTGTAGTTATCCAAGATCACATCGTTGTCAAACGAGGCGATAGACCTGACGCTTGCCCCTGATAGTTCGTACAGGCTTCCGTCAATAGTGCCTTCTTGTACGGAGTCACCGAAGATCAGGCTGCGGCCCAGCACTCCGGCGTATCGCATGCCCTCAAGGGTGTCGCTGGTTGCAAGCAGACGCTGGATCGTGATGGACTGGCCCAATACCCCAACCATTGAGTAAACACCCTCGTTGGTGACTACGAGAATGTCGTTTGTGCGGGGGTAGACGCCACGGATCGAACCGGCGAATTCGTAGTAGTCGGTGGTGGCGAACGTGGTTCGGGTTGCGTCTGAGTAATACAGTTTGGAGCCGTTGTTGCCGGTGTTGAAACAGAACGGTGTCGCCCAGGCAAGAAGCCTGTATCCGGCAATAGCCACATTGTTGACATCTGTGGTGGCGGCTAGAGCGGTCGAGACGCTGGAACTGGTACCGCCGGTAGTTATCTTGGCGATGTTGCCGTCGTAAGCGAAATAGAACCAAGCGTTCGTCGGATCGTAAGCGACCAAACCTTGAAATACGCGGGACGAACCGGGGTCGTAATCGTTGATGCTGCTTGTCGGATTATCGAACGCCTTTTTGAGCATCCGGGGGTAGTAGACAGCCGTTGTGCTTTTCCATGTTGCGAACGTGTACGAAGTACCGCCAACCATCCAATGGTCAAAGATGCCGACTTCAGAAATGCTTGAAGCACTTAGGGTGTAGTAGTCGCTGTAGGGGGTCATCGGCATGATGTCCCCTCGAGGGTGCAAGACGACCTGACTACCGCTCCAAGTATTAGCGGGCTGGTTGTTGACTCGGTCGCCCATGTAATGGCCGCCGGTGAAGTCGTCGTAAGTAATTTGGAAAGCGCCCATCGTCTACTCCCAGGAGGCGTAGTCGTTGGCCCGGTTGAACTTGATGCGCTTGTTGATCGTTGTCCGGTTGTCGTCGTTCAAGGTTCGCAACCAGTTGCCGTACTCCTGCATGTAGAGGCTGGCTCGCTGCTCATCTTGACGGCGGGCACAACACAGGAACGCTGCGTAAGCAACGACGGCATAGTGGTAGGCGACCGGCAGAAGCGGGCTAGCACCGTCGCTCGAGAGGGCTGGCTCGTTACGGAAGTAGTAGAACGTGCCGTTCAGCGACGCCGACGGAATCGGTGTGATCTTGACCTGCGATCCGTAGATCACCCAACCGTAGGACGACTCGGTGTTCTCAGGGTCAAGGTAATCCTCGAGGGGGATTGGTTCTGCGAGAGCGTCGTTGATAACCAGTTTGTTGGCGCGCATGAAGTCCGATGGGAGGGTTGCTGCGCCATTCACCGTGTCGAAGGTGAGGGTGGCGGTCGCTGCGAGCCACCACCAGTCTCGTTCCGCAGAGATACGGTTCAGGGCGTCGTTGAGGCTGGTGTTGACAAACGTGTCGGTGATAAGACCGTCGCCGGATGACGGGATAGCAAGACGGTCTTTGACGGCGGTACGAAGTTCGGAACGGTTCATCAGATCACCATTGCGCTGTAGTTCTGCGCCCCATTAGAAATCAGTTTGAGGATCGGTGCTGTACCGTCACCAGGGATGGACAAGGTCATGCCGATGGCCACGACATAGCAGTCGTCGCCGTTCACCGTCGGATCAGGGATACCTTTGGTTGGGTCACCGAACGTGAAGAAGATCGGATCACCGCTCGTTGTCCGGTTCGTCAGAATGAGGAACGAGCACGGGTTGTTGAACGTCACCGAGTCCACCGTTGACGGTGTCAGAACAGCATGTTTTGCGGTGTTCACGGTGTACGAGGCCATTACTTGCCTTTGGTGTTCATTGAGTATTGACGGCGGTTGCCACCCTCAAGGTGGCCGAGGTCTTGCACAAGCGCCCAATGCAGTTTGTCGGCAAGTTCCTGACGCTTGTCTTTTTCTTCCTGCTCATGAGCGTCCCGGATTTTCCGGTTGCGTTTCATGATGTCTTCAGCGAGTTGCTTGCCTTTCTGCCAGTCACCCTCGATCAGTTTTGTAATCAGAGTGTGGTCGCAACGGTCATGTGAACAAGCCACATACGGGGTGTTGGTGGCGTCCACCATCCACACCTCGAACCGGTTGGCAAGCGGGTTGAACATGAGAGAAGCCGACGGGTCGCCCCGCCAGCCGGACTCATCTCCACGCTGAATCCTGGTTGCGATGTCGTACACATCCCACGACACCTCAGCCATTTCAGACCCACCTTCGACATTTCCCATAAGGTCTGCTGCACGAATCATGGTGGTCATCCTAGACGACGAGGCCGGTCACCGTTCGGTAACCGGCCCCGTCGATTGGAGGGATGTTGTTGGTCAGGCGCCGGTTGCGTGGAACCGAACAACGACAGCCGAAACGTCAGTCGTTGAAGGAACCTCTGCGAGCGGTGCGCCGTCGGTGCTGGTGTCGACCCAATACAGTTTGATCTTGGGTGCCGACGTCGATCCGTCCCATGCCGGAACATAGCCGTCAGTCGTTGCGACCGACAGCCAGTCCAAGCGGGTGAGGCCGAGTTGTGCGAGGGTCACAGCCTCTCCGCCCGTCGCGTACGACGAGTCGAAGGTGACCGTGCCCCGCACTTCGCGGCGACTACCGGGGACTTCAGACGCCCAGGTGATGCTGCTCGAAGCCGCCATCTCAGATCGTCACCTCGGTGACGTCCTTGATGACGAAGTGGGCGTTGCGCTGCTTGCAGGCGAGTTCGCCGTACATGTAGAGCGTGGCCTCGTAGGCGTCGAGGTCGGGCTTGCGGTTCATCACCGCACCGTCGAGGTCCATGAACTGGAACCCGTCGCCCACCTGGTGGAACACCAGCACTTCGGGGTTGATGCCGTACAGGCGGTTGTTCGGGCAGTCGAAGTCGGCGTAGAGCGCCGTCGGTGCCTCATCGCCCTTGCCGGAAACCGACGGGCTGTAGAACTGGATGCCTGCGTAGCCACCCTTCAGCTGGGTCTGCTCCATGTTGCGCTTGAGCGACAGGAGGAGGTTGCTGATGGCGAGGTTCACGCCTTCGGCCGACACCAACAGGCGGGGCTTCTTGCCCGAGTTGGTGAGAACCTTCATGATCGAACCGGTGATGAGCGACTCCGTGATGGAGCGGTTCGTTCCCGAGTTCGAGTTGACGTAAGCCTTCCACTTGGGCTGGCTCGACGGGTTGATCGTGTGCAGCACGGTGCTGTCGTCCACGATGGTCTGGAGACCGGTAAGTTCGACCTGACCGTCACCCGGCTGACCGGTGTTGCTCGACGCTCCACCCGCTCCCGAACGGAACACGTAGTGCGACGACGAGGTGGTGACCGCTGCGCCGGAGATGGCGATGGTCTTGTTCGTCTCATCGACCGAGGTCACGGTACGGGCCGACGCCACCGTGGTGGGGCTGGCGACCGTTCCGATGTCCACGACCATGCCGCCGTCGAAGAACAACTGACGGAGGGCGGTGGAGCCGGTGCTCGAGGCGAGAACGACGGTGGTGGACGACGAGGTCGTGCCGCATTGTGCGATGACACCGTTCGAGGTGCCCCACAGCTGACGGTTGACGTCCTTCATCGCGTCCTTCTTGATGCCTTCCATTTCGGCATCGAGAGCGTCGATGAATGCGCCTCGGTCGGTGACGGCCTGACGGATCGTCGGACCGGACAACTGGATACGTCCGTAGACGTAGCGAACGGGCACCGGAACGGTGGCGTAAGCCTGGTTGCCTGCGGTGGGGAGGGTGCCACCTTCCGAACGCGCTCCGACGCCGGACGAACGTCCGAGGTGGACGGCGTGGCGGGCGATGCGGCCCTGGACGGTGTCCTTGCGGGTTTCGACCTGCGACAGAATGAAGTTCGCTTCATTCAGGTTGTCGAGGTATTCCTTGTAGTCATCCTTGAGGATGGCATCGACTGTTGAGAGTGATGCAGCCATTGGTTTGCTCCTGTGGTGGGTTGCGATGGATTGGGGGGTTCGCTACCTGTGCGAGTCGGCT